CAAACGCACAACCAGTTTCTGGGAATTATGTAAGATCTTTCGGAAGCGATTTTCAAAATAATTTCTTAAAACTTTCTAAAATAGATAAGATGGAAATAATACTTCAAAAACCAAATTACATAAACTTTTTATATAAACAACTTAAAGGAAACCATGTTTAAGAACATCTATTACGACTCTTGGAATAATAAAATGCACCTCTGGGAAATTGGTGCGGATGGGAAAACTGTCTATAATGTTTTTAAGCATGAGATTGAATATTACGTTTTAGACAAGACTGGTAAGAGTCTTATTAAAGATATTTACGGAAACTCTGTTATAAAAAAGATAACAGATTCTAAGAAAAATTTGAAAGACCTTAAAGATTCTGGAGAAAAACTATTCGAATCAGATTTGTCAGAAGACGTAAAGTTTCTCCATAAAAGATATGGTGACAAAGAACACATAGTTAATATTAAAGACTATTCTATTTTTAACATAGATATAGAAACAGAATTCCCAGAATCGGAAACAATAAATTTGATTGGATTAGAAGATTTTCATACTGGAGAAATATTTCAATTAGGACTTAAACCATATACAGGGGATAGTAAAGAAACCAAGTATATACATTGTGATTCTGAATCTGTTCTTTTAGAAAGATTTTGTAAATTTCTTCATCTAAAACATGTTAATGTGATGATAGGCTGGAATCTCAGTAAGTTCGACATTCCAAAAATTCAAGAAAGAATCGATACGTTACAATTAAAATGTTGTATGTCTTCTATTGGAAAAGTCATTAGAAAGTATGATGGCGAAATTGTGATTCCAGGAATAGACATATTAGATTGTATGGATATTTACAAAAAGTTTACGATGAAAAGTCAACCATCTTTTTCTTTGAATTATATTGGAATGTTAGAAGTAAAAGAAGGAAAGTTAGAATATGAAGGAACAATTAATGATTTTTGGAAAGCTGATTGGAATAGGTTCGTAGAGTATAATATTCAGGATTTACGATTAGTTAAAAAAATAGACGATAAGAAAAAATTCATCAAACTTGCTATAGACCTTTGCACATATACTAGGACTCCTTTTTCGAAAATATCTTCTACAATTGCTGTTATTGAAGGATATATTTTAAGACATATGCATAAGAATAATCTTGTGATGTCTGACATTTCCCATAACATAGCATTTGAACAGGAACGATCTATTAAAGGGGGTTGGGTAGAAACTGAACCGGGGTTTTATATACAGGCAATGTCAATAGACGCCACCGCTCTCTACCCTCACAATATTATGATGTTTAACATATCTACAGAAACAAAAGTATTAAATCCTAAAGAAGAAGATATTCCGAACCTAATAAAGACACAAATTCCTGGAGTTTATTATAGAAAAGATAAACAAGGCATTCTTCCTATCATTGTTAAGAAATTGTTTGATGATAGGAAGGAATTAAAAGACGCAGGAAAGAAAGCAAAGAAAGCAAAAGATAAAGTGACGGCAGAATTTTATGACTCGCAACAGGCAATTATAAAGGTCCTCGCGAACGGAGTCTACGGCTGTTGTTTGGAAGCTCATTTTCATTTCTATGATTTCGATAATGGTTCGGTAATTACGGCAGTTGGAAGAGAAGCAATTGTTCACGTTAAAAAAAAATTTGATGAATATATTAAGAAAGATTTTAAGAAACTTGCAGACGAAATTTATCCAAACAACACATTCAATCCTACAAAAATTAAAAAGTCTTTGTCCATCCTCTGCGACACAGATTCTCGGTTTTTCGATTTATCCTTTCTTTATAGTAGTCTAGCACCAGAAAAATCATTCCTAGAGTTTTCTTTAGACTTTCAGAAAAAAGTTTTAGAACCATTTTTGAAAGTTATTATGGAAGAGTTTGCCGAAAAATACAATACAAAAAACCTAATCCATTTCAAAAGAGAAAAGATTATTGCTAAGATTTATGTTCAACAAAAAAAGAAATATGCTACATTAAACTTAGCAAATGAAGAAGAAATTTACGAAACTCCAGACTTCGCAATAACTGGTTTAGAAATTAAGAAATCAGATTTGTGTATGTTCTCTAGAAAAAATCTTGAACAACTTCTACACATTATGTTTGCTGGAAAAATTGATGAACTTCCTAATAGAGAAAACATGTTAACTCACATTAGGAAGGCATATAAAGAGTTCAAACTTCAAAAAATTTCTGACATTTCCGCACCAAAAGGTATTAACGATTATGATAAATATTCAGTAGAAGGCTTCACAGACTTTAATAAAGGGACTCCAATATATAATCGTGCATCTATAATTTATAATCATGTAGTAGAAGATAACAATTTACCATTGACTAAAATTGTAAACGGAACTAAAATGAAATATGTATACGTAAATCCAAACAACAAATATAAAACAAATGCTATAGGATACATAGGAAATTGGCCAGCGGCTTTCGATAAACTTTTTCAAATAGATTACGAAACACAATTCGAAAAACAATATTTAGCTCCTGCACAAAGAATGTTTGATACACTAAAATTTGGAACCATTACTTTGAAAGATAGTAAACTTTTAAAAATGATTGAGGATGACTAATGAAAATATTTGAAAAACTTTTAGATAAACTTTTCGAAAAAATTGCTAATAAGATTTCTGAAAATCATTCTAAATGGTTTTTCGAAAAAGTTGGTGATGTTCTTATTGTTCAAATTCCTCTTCCAAACTTACCACCACAAAAAGAAAGACAATATTTGAACTATGCTGAGAATATGTTTAGAAAATATTTGAAAGAATTTGGAGTTAAAGAAATCATAACTGTAGAAAATAGAGTATCCCGTTGAATAAATTTTAGAGAACTTTGTTTGATTTTTAGAGAACTTTGTGAAAACTTTGTGAAAACTTTTAAGGAGAATTTTCGAAATGGCTAAAGAAAAGAAAGAAAAAATTGTTGGAGAAGGAATGGGAAAAGCGGCCAGTCTGATGGACCGCATTTTGAAAAATAGTAGTATACCTCTGGCTTGTAAATTATCAGAGTCTCAAATATTAGATGAAGATAAACCAATTCCAACAGACTATCCTATGATGAATGTTGCATTAAAAGGAAAATTATTAGATGGTGGAATTACTCCTGGAATTATTCAATTTTGTGGAGTATCTAAAACGTTTAAGTCTTCGTTTATGTTACTTTTGGCGAGTGCATATTTGAAAGCAAATCCAGGATCGTTATTTTTATTTTTTGATAATGAATTTGGAACTAGAAAATCTTACTTCGAATTATTTGATATAGACCCAAATTTTGTAGTGCATCTTCCATTTCAATCAATAGAAGAATTAAAATTTGAAATGGTAAAGCAATTAGATATGTTAACTATTGACGATAAAGTAATTTTTGGTATTGATTCTTTGGGCCTTTCTAGTTCTCTAAAAGAATTAAATGATGCAGAAAATATGAAGTCTGCGCTCGATTTATCGAGGCCAAAAAGTTTGAAGTCGTTATTTAGAATAATTACTCCTAAAATTTGTTTGAAGAAAATTCCGACAATAGTAATTAACCATATTTACAATGATATTTCAACTTTCTATCCCAGCGTCGTTATTGGCGGCGGGCAAGGTTCGGTTTTGGCTAGTAATAGTATTTTCGTAACGACGAAACAAAAGCTTAAGGAAGGAGAAAATCATGTTGGATATAAATTTCTTCTTAAAGTTAATAAATCTAGAGACGTTAAAGAAGGAACCGTAATACCATTTTCGATTAAGTGGGATGGTAGTATGTCAAAGTATTCTGGATTAGATGTTATTGCAGTTGATTTGGGCATCATAGATAAGGCTAAAGAAGGGAAACGAAATGCTTATCAATATCAAACTATTTCAGGAAATGTTTTGAAAGTGTTAGAAAAGGATGTTGATGATGCTGAAGAATTTTGGCAGACTATTTTTAAGGAAACCGATTTGATTTATAGAATCGAATGTATGTATCAATTAGGAAAACATTCAAAAGATTCTCTAAATGTTGAAGAGGATAATACTGTGGTTGCTCAGAATCTTGTATTTGTCGATGAAGGAGAAGAAGACTAAATAAAAGTAGAACAATTCTTCTATGATCGGATTGAATTGTTTAGGGAGAAATCCCGGATCATAGTAAACAATTCAATTCCATAGGAGTATATTAAAATGGCTAAGAAAATAACCAACATTGAATTTAAAAATGACCCAACATACTTAAACGTTAGAGAATATTATCCGGAAAGTTTTCTAAAACCCTTTCCGAAATATCCTTCGAAAGATCCCAATAAGTTGTCCAAATCTTACTTGACAGTTCACATTAAAGATGCTACAATAGTCTAGAGGAAACTGAATGAAACTTTTAAGAAAGGATTCTGAAATAGCTATGTGGAGATTTTTCCGAAAAGATTCTCCAAACGTATTCCGGAATTGGCCTGGACAGTTTGAAAAGAACAATCCTATGTTTCCAAATGTTTTCCAAAAACCGAGTCGTGTGAAAGAAATCTATTCTGAAAAATCTTTAAGAAGTGGAGTAAACTTTGAAATAAAAATTGGAAATACTTTGGTAAAATTTTCGGATACTTTTGATGTAGACAATTTGAATAGGAATGATATAGGAAAGATTATTGTAGAAAATTTAGAGAAACATGGTTACAAATTTGCTCAAGGTTTGCCGGAGTTTAATTCGATCTTTCTGCAAGCTTTTTATAATAATTCTTATGAGTTTCAAACGACCTTGGTTGATAGGGTTTGATAAATAATAGAAACAGTTCTTCTATGGTTGGATTGGACTGTTTTGGGGAAGAAATTCTCAAACCATAGCAAAACAGTTCAGTCACATAGAGGAAAACTTAAAATGACAAAAAAATTGACACATGAAATATTTTTAGAAAGAGCTAATAAGATACACGACAACTTTTATAGTTATCCTGAAAATTATATTACAGCGAACACAAAAATAGGAATAATTTGCCCTAAGCATGGAATATTCCAACAAACTCCATGGTTGCATATGTTGGGTCAGGGTTGTTCTAAATGTGTTGGAAAGAATAAAACTACTAACGACTATATATCAGAGGCAAAAGAAGTTCACGGCGAAAAATATAAGTATCATTTAATAAAATATGAAAATTGTAACACCCCCGTCGAAATTATTTGCCCAGAACATGGAGTATTTAAACAACTCATAAGTAGTCATTTATTAGGATATGGTTGCGGAAAATGTGCAGGAAATAAGTTGAAGACTACAGATGAATTCAAAGCTGAAGCAAAAGAAATTAACGGCGAAAAATATGATTATAGTTTAGTTATATATAAAAATAGTCAAACTGATGTGGATATTATTTGTAGAACTCATGGAGTATTTCACCAATCACCCGCACATCATTTACAAGGAGGTGGGTGCCCAAAATGTTTAGGGAGAAATAAAACCACCGGAGAGTTTAATATACAAGCTGGAAATATACACAATTTCTTTTATACATACCCTGATGAATATGTTCGTGCAAATCAAAAGATTAGAATAATTTGTCCAGAACATGGAGATTTTTATCAGACACCTAACAAGCATTTATCTGGTGGTGGTTGCGGAAAATGCGTTGGCCTATATAAAACCACCGAAGAATTTAGAAATGAAGCAAGAAAAATACATAATAATTTTTACGAATATCCTGATGAGTATGTTTTATCAGAAACAAAGATGAGAATAATCTGTTCGGTTCATGGTGAATTTTATCAAACACCAAAAGACCATTTGCAAGGCAAGAGATGTCAAAGATGTGCTGGAGTGAACTTAAAAACTACAGACGAATTTAGAGAAGATGCGATAAATGTTCACGGCGACAAATATAAATATCATCTTGTAGATTATAAAGGTGCTCATGTTAAAGTTAAAATTTTATGCGGTGAACATGGAGAATTTGAACAAACACCGCATAGCCATTTGAGTGGTGGAGGTTGCCCTGAATGTAAAAAATCGAGGGGGGAATCAAAAATAAGAAATTTTCTTAATATTTGCAATATAACATTTACGCCACAATATAAATTTGATGATTGTCGGAATGTAAACCCTTTACCATTTGATTTTGGTATTTTGGATAATAATGGAAGTTTTCTTGGTGTTATAGAATATCAAGGAGAGCAACATTATGGTTTAGTTAATTTTAGTGGGAAACTGACTAAAGAAAAACAACAGGAAAATTTTGAAAAAACAATGTCGAATGATTTTACTAAAAAGTGTTATTGTGATTTTTATAAAAAGCCTTTGTTGTGTATTCCATATTTTGAAAAGAATTGGAAAGATGTTTTGAAAAATTTTTTGGAAAACGATTTAGGATTAGTT